GTTTGAGATCAACACGCCAGAGCGTATTGCGTCATTCTTGGCGCAGACTTCTCACGAATCTGGCGGCTACACGATGCTGTCAGAGAACTTGAACTACAAGGCAGCTACTTTGGCGGCGTGCTGGCCTAATCGTTTTGCTGAACTTGGACCTGACAAGAAGCCTAAGAAAGACGAAAAGGGCAAGCTAATTCCTACGGCTGTGGCTAATTCCATTGCTGGCAAACCTGAGTTGATCGCTAACTTGGTCTATTCGTCTCGCATGGGTAATGGTCCTGCTGAATCTGGTGAAGGTTGGAAATACCGTGGTCGTGGACTTAAACAGCTTACTGGCAAGGACAACTACACCCGTTGTGGCAATGCCTTGGGCGTTGACCTAGTGTCTAACCCTGATCTACTTTTAGAGCCACTTTATGCCGCAAGGTCGGCTGGCTGGTTTTACAAAGCAAATAACTTATCAGCATTTGCTGATGTTGGCGACATTAAGGGCATGACCAAAAAGATCAATGGCGGGTTCATTGGTCTTGAACAGCGTCAAGCCTTATATGACGCTTGCATAGCTGTGTGCCGCGCCTAGACTTTTAAGCGAAAATATGGTCTATGGCTACAAACCTCGATCAGCAGCTAGAGACTCCACCAGTACCAGACTTGCCTAACCCGCAAGACAGGTATGAACGGCTGACGGTAGCCCAGACAAACGAGCGTCTTAGAACCTTCTTTTTGAGGGTTAGAAACGCATTTCAGGCATTGCTTGGACCTCGTGGCGGTAAGTACCTGAACATCCCTTACGGGGCATTTCAGGACACGACAGACCAGACTGCCAGCGCCAACACAGCCACCGTGATGACATTCAACACCACCGACTTTGCTAACGGTGTGAGCGTGGTGACAAGTGGCGGTAAGGCATCAAGGCTGACTGTTGCACAGGCTGGAATCTACAATCTGCAATTCAGCGCACAGTTTCAGAACACAGACAGCCAACTGCACGATGTGAGCATTTGGCTTCGTCAAGACGCATCTGGCGCTGGTACTGATGTCGCAGGGTCAACTGGTTTTATTAGCGTTCCAAACTCGCATGGCGGAATTGACGGTCACATCATTGTTGGCTGGAACTACTATGTGACCCTGAACGCCAATGACTTTGTGGAGATTTGGTGGTCAACACCAAGCACTCAAGTAACAATACAAGCCTATGCAGCAGGAACATCGCCAACTAGACCGACAACGGCTTCAATCGTTGCCACATTGACATTTGTGTCCAACCTATCAGCATAATCAGACTATGGCACTCATTCCTCTCAAAATCCCTGCTGGTGTTTACCGTAATGGCACAGAATACCAATCCAAAGGCAGATACTTCGATTCAAACCTCGTTCGCTGGTTTGAGGGAACTTTGCGTCCTTTGGGTGGGTGGCGTAAGAAGTCATCAAGCCAGATGACAGGCAAGTGCCGTGGTTTGATTACTTGGAAGGACAACTCGGCAGGACGCTGGATTGCGGCTGGCACGCACTCTAAGCTGTATGTGATGAACGAAGCAGGAACTCTGAAGGAAATCACGCCATCAAGTTTCACGGCTGGCGTTGCTGACGCAGCCACCAAGACAGGCTACGGCTATTCGACTTACGGCTCTTACGCCTTCGGTGTGGCGCGTCCTGACAACGGTTCTGTGACTCCCGCAACGACTTGGACGCTAGACACTTGGGGTCAGTATCTCGTTGCGTGTTCGTCTGCTGACGGTCAACTGCTGGAGTGGCAATTAGGCTTCTCAAGCCCCACGCTTGCCGCTGCCATCACCAATGCACCGACTTCATGCGCTGCCGTAATGACCACGGCTGAACGCTTTGTCTTCGCGTTGGGTGCTGGTGGCAATCCACGCAAGGTGGCGTGGTGCGATCAGGAAGACAACACAGTCTGGACACCTGCTGCCACGAATCAGGCTGGTGACTTTGAGTTGCAGACTGTTGGCTCGTTGAAGACAGGTAAGCGCGTCAGAGGTGTAAACCTGCTGTTTACAGATGTTGATGTCCATGTCTCGACCTACATCGGTTTGCCTTATGTCTACTCGTTTGAGAAGGCTGGTTCAGGCTGTGGCGTGATTTCGTCTCAGTCTGTGGGTGCGATTGACACGGCTGCGATCTGGATGTCTCGTTCAGGATTCTGGATTTATGACGGTTATGTCAAGCCTTTGGTGTCTGATGTTGGCGATTATGTCTTCCAGAACATGAACTACAACCAATGCAGCAAGGTGTACTGCGTCCACAACTCTAAGTATGGCGAGTTGACTTGGTTCTATCCTTCTGCTCAGTCCAACGAAAACGACTCGTATGTGACCTATAACTACCGCGAGAATCATTGGTCAATTGGCTCTTTAGGTCGTACGGCTGGCACAGATCGAGGTGTCTTCCTTGACCCGCTGATGGTGTCTTCTGACGGGTATGTCTATGAGCATGAGGTTGGTTACAACTACGATGGCGCTACGCCTTACGCCGAGACAGGACCGATTGAGATCGGTAACGGGGACAATGTGATGGCTGTGACTAGGGTGCTGCCAGACGAGCAGACTCTAGGCGAGGTCGTGGTGTCGTTCAAGACTCGGATGTATCCGACTTCGGACGAAACGACTTTCGGTCCATACACGGCAGCGCAGCCGACAGATGTGCGGTTTTCTGCCCGTCAGGTCAAGGTGCGCTACACAGGTTCAATTTTGGGCGATTGGCGAGTTGGCGTGAACCGTTTGGATGCGTTAGCGTCTGGTCAGCGGTGATGCGCTATTGACTTGCCAAAGGCTTAGAATTAGTGCAAGAAAAAAGCAAAGTCCCAGTTATCCTGAAGGATGACTACACGGTCTTCTTAGAGCTGTTTGACAATCGTTTATGGTTTCATACGGACATCAAAAGATGGACCGCAAACACCAAAAAACGCTACCAGACAGACCTATCTTGCTTAGAAGGATTGGTCGGCTGTCCTATGTTTGCTCTCATTCGTGAGGAAAACAAGAAACTCGCAAAGTTCGCTAAGACTTTTGGGTGGCATAGGAAAGCAGAGATTATGTGTTTGGATGGCTCAAGAGCCTACATCTACTCTAACAAAGAGTAAAAGGAGTCTATATGGGTGGCGCTGTTGGTGGTTTGGTTAGTGGTGTTGGCGATCTAGTTGGCGGTGCAGTTGATGCTGTTGGCAATATCGTTGATTCTGATCTAGGCAAGGCTGCATTGATTGGTGGCGGTCTTTACGCTACTGGCGGTTTAAGTGGTTTAGGTCTTGGTGGTGGCACAGCATTAACTGGTGTTGATGCTGCTATGGCTGACTTGGCTGCTGGTTCATCAGGCTTCGGTGCTGCTGCTGGTGGTGCTGGACTTCTTGGTGGACTTAGCAATCTTTCAACTGCTGAGAAACTAGGTTTAGGTGCTGGTGCTTTGGCTTTAACTGGTGGACTTGGTGGTAACAAGCCAACATCAACCACGACCACAACTGCAATTGACCCTGAGATGAAGGCTGCTTACTTACGAAACCTTGAAGAAGCACGCACAACTGCTGCTGGTTTGGGTGAGAAGCAATTTGCTGACTTTACGGGTCAATATGGCACAGCAGAAGAACAATTGCAAAACATTGGTCTTGGTGGAGCTGGTCAGAAGACTGTTAATGAAGCAACGCGCCTAGCATTACTTGAAGCTGGCTATACACCTCAACAGATTGAAGCTGCACAGATTAACCGTCAAAACATTGCAAATGTAACTGGTGGTCTTGGCTCTCAGTTCATGGGTGCATACCAGAACCCATACGAATCACAAGTCGTGCAGGGTGCTTTGGGTGACATCGAGCGTCAGCGCAGAATTCAACAGCAAGCAGGTCAAACCAGAGCTACTGCTGCAAGAGCATTTGGCGGTTCGCGTCAAGCTGTTGCTGAAGCCTTGGCTAATGAGGACTTCACACGACAAGCAGCTAACACGGCTGCTCAGTTGCGTTCACAAGGCTTCACGACTGCTGCGCAGCTTGGTCAGACTGATG